CTAAGTAAGCGCGACATCCAGTCTATTATTTGGAGTCTAGTATACGACTTTATGTATGGCGGAAATAGCCAAAGTACCTATGCTGCAAATCGTTATTGGTATGGCGGTAGCTTACACCTAACAGGTTCAAGTCAGCAAAGTGCTTGTATTGATGCCATTAACTATATTGGTGTATTAGCACAAAACATTATTACTAATACTAGTCCAAAAATAGCATACCAACAAAGTGTATTCCAATACACTAATGAAACGTTTGCTGGAGGAAGTGACGCTTCTTCTAGTATCAGTGCTAACATTGCATTGATTACTAGCATTGTAAGTAGTTCAAACGGGTCGGGTGTTGTTGCTATCAACACAGCAACTGGTCTGTATGGTACAGCTCCTACCTTACCTTCAAGTGGAATACTACACGATAAGTTTGTAGTAATCACAGCAAATCCAACAACTACTGGATTAATTCCTACATTGAAAGATGGTAGTGTATCCTATATTGGTTCTACTAATGGATTTATTGATAAGTCTTTATTAGGAACATCTGCTGATGCTGCTAGCGTTAATACTATCTACGCAAAATTCAACGTGATGTTGAAATTGTTAACATACGGTGTTAGCAATACGCAATTCCCAAGAAGCATACCTGTTTACTCTGCAGGGCCAAATGGTGTTAACAACGATGTCACTGCTGCAATCGTAGCAAACATTCCGTTCTTAAAATCAAATATCACAGCGTACATTACAGCACAAAATCCAGGGCTTACATTTGACTCAGTTGCAAGTTCAAGAGATATCGGTGCAGTATTAGAAGCGGTTGCTTATGATATTTCCTACGGCGGAAATAGTGCTACATTGAAAGCAGCACTACAATATTATGCTAATAATACAAGCCAACTAGCTTCTAATCACATTCAAGCCTGCTACTATGCTATACAAGAATTATCCGCAGAAGTTGTACAGGTCTTAAAAAATCAAACTGTAACAGTTGGAGCTGGTAATATATATTCACAACAAGCGGCTGCTTCAGACGCTGGACAAACATTTATTGATAGTCAAGTTGTTACATTGTTTAACCTTGTTGCAGATATTATTTTAAACTATACAAGTTTTGATGGCACTACAGCTATTACTTCACCGTCAGGCGCTGCACAAAATACGTATACTCTTACATACCCAACTACTAGCGTAGTTAATGCCGGCGTATTACTATATAATAATGTTCAACCGTATGGTGCTTGGAATATCATTACCAATGCCAGTGCAACAATTACTAGTTATGTTTATAACTATTTGACTACAACTTATGTAGGTGGATTATCATATAACGAAGCAACCTGCTATAGAGACGTTGGATATATTATTGATGCTATCGTAATTGATATTATGACAGGTACACACGATGTACCTTCAAATTACCAATCAGTCCAAGCTGGTAGAAGTTACTACAAAAATGCCAGTGCGTTAAAAGCAATCACAGGTGATCAACTTGAGCCAACAATTCAAGCAATGTACTTTATTCAAAGTCTTGCTGCGCAGATATTAAATCAACAATCACAATTAAGATATCAAAGTCTATACACACAAAACTCTTACTATAATGCAAATGCGTTTGCGGTAGACTCAAGTAAGAATCCAAGTGCCAATGCTATTGCACAAGTAAACAGTTCTTTCACTACAATTATTACTATTGTACAAAAAGGTCTAAGCGCGGCGCCTGCGGCTATAACAGGTTCAGGATATTACAGCATACAGTTCAATAACGGTGGACAAAGCAGTGTCGATCAAGGTAACTTTTTAGATAACCACATTATTCCAGGCAAGATTTTAATTGGTAATACAAGTGGTGCAACCGCTGTTATCTTAAGTTACTTTCCTGGTAACAGTAGCACAAGTGATACATTGAATGTTAATATGTTAACACCTGGATTTTTTATCCACGGCGAAACATTAGACTATGCTGAAAGTGTTGAAGTACAACAAGTTACTATTCGTGTTGAAAGTGGTGTCTACTATGAAGACTATCCTATCAGACTAGCACCTAACGTAACTGTTAAAGGTGATGACTTCCGTCGTACAATTTTACGTCCAATTGATCGTGTTAGTAAGAGCCCTTGGGTAAGTTTGTTCTTCTATCGTGATGGTATTTTTGATGGTATGCAAATTGGTCCTATTGACTATAGCTATGACTATACATCAGGAACAAGTTCAGCTATTACTCTAAGTAGTAATATTGGTAAAATTACAGCGACACTTGCTAATGGGCAAGTTCCTGCTAGCTGGACTGGACTAGTGCTAACTGAAAACAACTATGCGGTTACACAAGGTACAACATTTACTAGTGTTGGAAATCAGTATTGTAGTTTAAACTTTATAGCAGATGATGGCACATTATTAACTACTAACACAGCTCCTTATATACCAGGCGATAGTATTATTATTAGTGGAATGAGCCCAACCAATTATAACGGTACATTCACTGTAGCTAGTTGTTCAGTTGGTGCTATAACTACATCTGGTAGTATTACTGGCAATGTGTTAAGTTTAGGTTCTGGTTCTATCATTGGTTCTTTTGCAATTGGTATGACCTTGTCTGGTGGCACCATTTCTGCAAACACCGTAATTATTGCCGCAGGACAAGCAGCCAATACTTGGATTGTAAACAACAGTCAAACACAAAATACTACAACTATTACAGGTGCCGGTGTAGGTACTGTGACATTTGTTAACAACCAAGCTGTTGGAACAGCCAATGGTTTTGGACAGATTTCAACAGGTAAAGCAGTAGTTGATAGTGTAAGTGGTAATGTGATGAATTTAACTGTCATCTATCCATTCTCTACTGGAACTACTACATTTGCCGCAGATAATTGGCACTTATACGGTACAAACAACTATGGACGTCATTATTTGACCAACCCGTTAGATATTAACAGTATTCCTAAAAACAACAAAGAAATTGATGTTTTCTTATGTAATGATGCTACACGTATTAGCAACGTTAGTGCTCAAGGGCACGGCGGATTTATGATGGTACTTGACCCAGAAGGTCAAATTAAATCTAAATCACCATACGGACAAGAATCAGGTTGTTTTACAGGCAGTACAAACAAACAACGATTTGCTGGAGGTCAGTTAATTGACGGTATGGCTGGACGTTTATATGGTACTGTTGTACACGTAGATTCTTACAGCGGCATTAATAATACCTTAATCACAGTACAAGGTGTTGTTAATAGCGGTATTGATGTAAGAGCTCCACAAGTTCCGTGTTCATTCTACTTAGAAGGCTTCCGTTATCAAATTGACGAAGTGTACGATTACAACGGTAACGTACAACTAAAGAATCCAGACGCAAGTAATTTAACAGTTACGTATAGTAATACCAATAGTGACGGTGGCGTAGGAAAATTTACTTTTACAGTAGTTGACACTTCAAAAATTACAGTTGGTCAATATATTAGTGGAACTGGTATTCCAACAAATGCAAGCCCAGCAATCTTTATCTCGGCTATCAATGGTAATGTAATTACTTTAAGTAATACAAACTTTATCAACGGTGTTGCCTGGACTGGGTTGACACAACAGGCTGCGGGTGCATATAACATCAGTGCTCCACAGGTACGTTTGATTCTCGATGGTAGCTCAACTGTTAACGGTGTGGTTGGATTTAATGCTGTTGGCAGTTACACACAATTGGCAACAAGTTTAAGCGGTGGTAACTATTTTGACCATATATTAAAAGCTGTGGTATATGATGCAATATTTGGCACTACATATCAAAGTGTTCGAACTGGTTTAATTTATATCCAGCCAGAAAATATTGTCAACGGTTTAACACAAGTTTTATTGAATCTAGGTATTAATTATTTTAATACATTAATTAACGGAATTACTGGTGCTAACGCAATTTCATCTCCTACCAAGACAGCTATTGCTAATAACCTAGCATTAATTTATTCTATTATTAATAATGGTATCACCGCATTACCAAGTACAATTAGCTATCCAAATCCGTTAAGTTCTGCAAGTACTGATCGACAAAATGCTGCTAAGTTATTGCAGTTAAACAGAACGTTTATTCAACAAGAAGTTGTTGCTTGGTTAACTACGGTACCAACATTTAGTTTGCAGACTGTTAATGGCTGGAACCCATTACAGGCTCAACAAAATATTGGTTATATTGTAGATGCGTTAACGTATGATATATTGTATGGTGGCAACAGCCAAACTAACGATATTAGTACACGTTATTTCTGGTACACAGACGGCGCATATTACTACAACATTTTAACAGGATCTACAGTTCAAGATCCAACAACAAGTAAAAATCCAATCTTAAATGTTTACACAACTGCATTTACATATTTGAAAGTTGTTATACAAAATGTTGTTGAAGGAACTACAGGTCCAACTACGTCTACAATAGGAACATACACAGCTCCGTATCCAAGTGCTGGTAACGGCGTTACGCAACAAACCACAGGAACAGGTATAACTGGTGTTGCATCAGATAGCATAGGTAATAAAGATACAGGATCTTTAGCGGTAATAATAAACTTGATGAGTAGTTATTGGACTGCTAGCGACTCAACTCGTAATATCTGGACTAGCTCAAACACTATTACGTATCCAACTGTAAGCAGTTCAACTACAAGTTATTATACAGACTATCAACATTTAAGTTCAAACTTTACTACTTGGATCAATACTACAGTACCAGCATATTTACAAAATGGTAATGTTCCAATTAATATTGAAATGGGCGGCAACAAGTCAATGTTGGCCAACGACTTTACACAGGTTTGTGATTTAGGCTACGGTATTGTTGCAACCAACGCTGGTTTAACAGAACAAGTTTCAACATTTACCTACTATAACCACGTAGGTTACTATTCATTGAACGGTGGACAAATTCGCTCAGTTGCTGGATCTAACGGTTACGGTGACTACGGTCTACGTGCTGGCGGTGCTGATAGTACTGAATTGCCAAACGCAGTTAACCTAGTTCGTGATCTAGTACAAACAGCTAAGATTTATAAGCAAGGTCAATACGCTACAGCAATGACTCCCACTGCCAGTGTTGTTGCGCAGCTAGTTTATATTATTGGCTACGAATATATTCCATTTAGTCAGTGTTTATTAGATATCGATCATAGTGTAGAAGGCGGGTCACTTACCACTTATCAAATCAGTGGTATTACACACACTAGTGTTACACTAGGACAGAATGTACTACAACTAACTATCAGTGCAGCTACGGGTCTTGCTTATCCATTGCGTGATGGACAAGTGATAACCATACGTACCAACACATACGCTGAATTTACAAATATTACCAACGTTAAACCAGTTCGACCAAGTACAGCGTTACAGTACAGTGCTAATTTATCTAGCACTTATCGTGTACTGACTTATAACTTGAGTCAAGCTACTGGCGAGGCAATGAGTACCAGTACTAACGCTATTTTACAAACATCAAATGGCTTTAGTTATTATCAATTTACAACTGACATTGGCAATATTATACAAGCCGATCCTATAAATTATGTAGCCACAGCCACTATTGCCAGCGCAACAGCAGGTAGTTCTACAATTACACTAAGCAATGTCACAGGTACTATTGCTGTTGGACAAGTTATTGGTGGTGCAAAAAACAGTGTTACTGGCATAGCAACTGGGTATATTAGTCCAGCTGGCTTAACAGTTACCTATGTAAGTGGTACTACAGTTATATTAAGTGGTCCAATTAGTACAACACTATTAGCCTCTAATGTTGTAGCTGCCGTAGGTCAAGTTGTATTCTCTACAGCAACACAAGGTGCTACGGCCGGCGATAGCAAAATTGCTATAGCAATTATTAGCGATACTACTACCATTGACCAAATCAATACAGGTATCTACAGTTTAGCTTGGAATGGACGTACACACCAAGTACTAGGATACACTACTCCAGTGTATAGTGCTAGAGCTAATTTTGTATCTATCAATTCAAATAGAATAATAGTTTCAAATGTTAATGGCACAATTTTACCTGGCCAGCTGGTTACAGGTGTAGGTTTTAGCGGACAAACTGTTTTAGCTATAATAAGTAGTGGAGTTCCAACTGGCGGAAGTAGTTTACAAGTTACATTGGACCTAAGTAGCACCCCAGGAAGCATTACAAGTGGCGAGGCAATACAATTTGGTTTTGATGTTAATGGTTATTTACGTTTAAGCCCAACACCAATTTATAACAACTCTTCAACAGGAGCGGGTGTAAATGGTCTTGCGTATGTAAGTAGTCAACTTGAAACTGGAAGTACAACTTCAGAAATTGCAACATTTAATGTTCCTTACAGCATCTCGGGTACATTACCTCCAGTAGATAGTTCGTTAAATATTTCAGGATACGCCGCTACCGTTATTACATCCGGTTCAAGCATTAGTGGCAGTGTATTAACTATTGGAACTATAAGTGGTTCAGGTTCAGAGCAAACTATATTCCCTGGAATGTTAATTACTGGCGGAAGCAGCTTGCCTGGAACATACATTGTGAGTAATGCGTCTGGTACCGGCAATGGTAGCACTTGGAATATTAGCCCAACTTATGCTAGTCCGATTACAAATCAAGCACTTACATTGACCAACTATAGTTATGACGGTACACACCAAGTAACTAGTGTAGTTAATACAACTACTATTACAACTAACGATGTATCAAAATTGCTAGTTGGTATGGTTGTAAGTATTTCACAAACAACTGGCTATGTTGTAAGCTCAAGTTCAGACACTATTACATTAAGTATTCCTTTAAACAGCGATAGTTCATCGCAAGCCGTACTATATGTAGGTCAACAAATTACATTTACAAGTAGTAGCACTATTCCAACATTTGGTGGATTGAGCAACGCTACTTACTTTATAACTTATGTTTCTGGAAACACAATCAAAGTAAGTAGCAGTGTCGCATTGACACCAAATGTAACTGGTACAGCATCAGGTGGCTATGTTAGCATAACTGGTTCTATCACAGGTAACGTCTTAACTGTAACTGGAAGTCCTAGCGGAACTATTGTTGCTGGTATGACTGTGTACGCAAGCACACCAGGATTTATTGCAGGCACTTATATTTTAGCTTTTGGTACAAACGGTACTAGTGGCAATGGTGGAGCTGGTACTTATATATTAAGTGCTGTGCAAACTATTACTTCTCCAACAGGCACTATTACTCTTGCGGAATTTGGATTTACAACCACAGGCGGTAATGTGCCAACAGGAACCATTATTCAATCTGTAGACTATAACAATAACAAATTTGTTGTAAGCCCAGCTTGTTGGATTCCATACGGTTCAACTATAAGTTGTATTGAATATGCTTATGTAACCAAAGTTAATGTCGATATTAAAGGTAGTGGCTATATTACCGCTCCGGTGCTAACATTTAGCGGTGGAGGTGCAACTAGTCAGGCTGCTGCAACTTGTACCATTGACCAAAATGGCAGTATTAATAGCGATGTTGTTATTGTAAGTCCTGGTTTTGGATATACAACGCGACCGACTGTTACACTAAGTTCTATTCAAGGTTCTATTCAGGCTACTACAAAAAACACAAATATAGTTACAGTTAACAGTACAACAGGGTTGGTTGCAAACGCAAGTATTGTGTTTTCTGGATCAGCAGATGGATTTGCAAGTACAGTATATTCTATTACCTTTACCGGAAGTATTGCTGCAGGTACTGGTACTTACAGTGGATACGGAGTGCTTACTGTAACTGGTACGCCAACAGGATTATTATATACTGGAATGAGTATTGCATCTGGTGGACTTATTAGTGCCGGAACTATTATTTCAAAACAAATTGCAGGAGCATCTCCTGTTGTAAGTCCTACATTAAGTAGCGGTGGTACTATAGGTACTAATACATTTGTTGTAAATAGTGCAACTGGTATTGTTGCTGGGCAACTAGTAACTGGTACAGGTATTCCTACGGCAACCTATGTTAGTTCAACATACACATCAGGAACTACTATTACCCTAGTTGATATTTCTGGTAATGCACAAAACTTTACGACTAACAATGGCGTAGGTACATATAACTTTTACACACCAGAAGGTACTGGCACCTATCTAGTTAATAATAGTCAAACAGTTAATTCTACCAGTATTATTGGTAAAATTGGTGGGTTGAGTCCAACACAGACTTATACTATTGCAAACGTTGGTCAAAGTCAAATTTCGTTGTACATATACGGATCAACAGCAAGTCCTATACTAGGAACAACATCTAATATTCCTATCAATGCGTTGACATTTAGTGTTCCAGGTCCGGGTAAAATGTCTGCTGAAATCAGTAAATTTGCTAATCCAAGTGTAACAACTACCGGCGGTTCAAGCAGTATACAATTAAGTGTGTTGTATCCTAAAGCTCCAGGCATATTTGGAACTATGAGTTCAACTACAACCGTCAATAATGCTGTTACTGTAAGTTCAACTAACGGATTGACCGTTGGCCAGCAAATTATATTTACAGCAACCGGAACGGCTACTTCTGTTGGTACTATAGTAAGCGGACATACATACACTATTAGAGCTATCCTTAGTGCTGGTATCCCAGGAACTATTACAATTAGTGACGACAATGGTGCTACAGAATTTGTTCCAAGTATTACATTAACCAGCACTGGCTCAATGAGTTTTTACTGTCCTAACTTTATTAATAATATAAGTACCACAGTATCTAGCTATACAAGTAAAACACAGAGTAGTAGTTTGTTTAATGTTCGTGTAGCATTGGCCGGTGCTCTTGTAATTACTACTGGCGGCTATTATAATGTAACTGGTAATACTAACAATTTATACAATGGTATATGGGCGTGTGCTGGCGGTGTATCTGCTAGTTACATTATACTATCATATCCGTTTGATCCAGGTGTTTGGAGTACAAGTACAACAACAACAATAACACCGTTAAGTGCAAGTGGTAACGGTGCAGCTATTGGTATTAGTAAACCATTCAGTACTGTTAACACAACTAACTTATATGCAGGATATAGTGCAAACACTGGCGCACAGATTACACAACGTATTAGTTTATGCCGTGCAACTGGACACGATTTTGCATTTATTGGTACAGGTGGATACAATACAAGTAACTATCCAAATCAAATTTATGGTAACCCAGCTATTGCCGCAGACAATACTAAACAAGTTGTTGAAGAAGGTGTAGGCCGTTGTTTCTATGTAACAACAGACGAAAACGGTATTTTCCGTGTTGGCAAGTTTTTTACAGTTGACCAAGGTACTGGTACAGTTAGTATCAGTCAGAACATTGCGTTTACTAACGTAAGTGGTTTACAATTCCAACGTGGTGTATTAGTAACTGATTTCTCTAGCGATGATAAAATGACTGAGAACGCTAGTGATATCGTTCCAGTACAAAGCGCAATTCGTACATTCATAGATTATCGTTTGGGTGTAAACTACGGAGGCAGTTCAGTACCTCAAAGCGAAAGACTTGGCGGAACAGGTTTTATGGCTCTTAATGGCATAAATCCAATGACAGCCAATATGGATTTAGGCGGATACAGTATTATCGATATGGCTATGCCGGCCCAAGTTAGTGTCAATAACGTAACTAACAAAGGCTATGTAGACACAGAAGACTATAATCAAAATAGTATCTTTAAGATGGTTGATAGTACGTTGCCGTATGTTACAACATCATATGTAAGTTGGGTATCACCTAGTACGACTTTGGTTGTTCAAATAACCAGTACTAACCCAAGTGCTATTGTAAACGGTATGCAGATTTATGGCGGTGGTTATAATTCTGGCACAAGTACATACGCATTTGATGGTACACAGACTGTTCAGGCTGTAGTTTTTTCTACAGGAGGTGGTAATAATCCATCAGGTGTAGCTACCAATATTACACAGGCAACAATTACGTTAACTAGCCTTCCTAACTTCCAACCAGCCGGCGTTATTGTATTCACTAGCATCAACACTGGTAGTCAGTTAGTATACGATGCTCCAAGCAGTACTTGGAAAGCAGCTTCATTATCATTGCCTAATAATACAGGACCATTAGCAACAACTAGTGCAACAATAAACGCTGGCGTTGTAACGTTGAGTTTTGCTACACAAAGTTCATTACCATTCCAAGTTGGACAAACTATTGTTGTAAGCGGAGTTATTCCAGTTGGATACAATGGCATTTACACAGTAGTGGCAAATCCTGCACCTACAACAAGTAGTGTAAGTTATACAGGTACTGCTTCAGTATTTACTACAGCTTCGATTAGCAATAGAACATTGACAGTAACAACATTGGCAAGTGGATTTGTTAGTGTTGGGCAATTAGTACTTGGAAACAATGTTACTGCTGGTACGTATATTACTGGTTACGGCACAGGTACCGGAGGATCTGGCACCTATACACTTAACCAATCAGCAACTGGAACTCCTACCGGCACAATAACATACATAATTGGTGCAATAACTACACAAGGTACAATTATTGGTAACACAGCTGGTTTACAATATAACAGCGCAAGTGGAACTATTACAACTAGTGTTAACAGTGGAAGTATCGTTGACAGTATGGTTGGTGCAACAGCTGATATTGAACAAAGCAAGTTATTGTTAAATGTTCCTGGTGCAACTTATACTACAACTGTACGCGGTGCTAATGGTACTGTAATTTCAACAATCGCTAATGGCTCAACATTAGCAAGTGCTCCAACTGGTACACGTCAACAAATTCAGGCTGCTAACGGTTTAGCTAGCTTTAATAGTGTTGTGTTTACACAGACCAATGGTTGGGTAGATTTACAAACAGCAAGCAGTACTTCAACTGGTGTACAGTTGAACAAGATTACATATTTGCCAGCTGGAACTATTCCTTATAATCAAACTAACGGATTAGCAAGCCCAACTGCTGTAACTCCAGATCAAGTTGTTGCAGATGGTAATGCTGTCAGCAACAGTTCATTTACCAACACTATCGGTGTAATGACTGTAACCGCTAATGGTAACAACACTAGCCCAGGCGGTGTAGCTAAGTCAGGCGGTGCTAATACTTACACAGTAGTACAGGTAAGTCAAGCTAATCCAGCATATTCAACTACCGGCGGATTAAACATTCACGCACCTAACAGCTTTATCAAGTCAGGTAGCGATGGTAGTGTTGACGTAGGTATACTGCAAGTTCAAGGTAAGCCAATTATTACTGTTAATAATTCAAGTAACACATACCAAGTTACATTTGGATTCCCAGGTGCAACCACTGTAGGTACAGCAACATTTACAGGCACAATTACAACTAGCGGTGCATTAACAGTATCCGGTGTAACTGGCACTATTGCCGTAGGAATGACTTCTACTATTAGCAGTGTTGTATATGTAATTACAGCTGGTTCCGGAACCAGCTGGACTGTGTATCCAAATCCTATTTCGACTGTTGGCCCAATATCAATGACGTTTAGTCTAAGTCCAAGTGGAACTCCTGGATTTATGACTGTTGGGTTGCTAGCAAATAACGCTGTTCAAACAACATTTGTTGGACAAGTATACGCTCCTACTTTCCTAGCAGCATCATTCACAGGTGTAGGTGGTCAAACAATCAGTAGTGGTTACAACGGTATTTGGAGTATTACTGGTAATACACAATTAAGCTCTGCTAGTACATTTAGTGTGGGCAGTCAAGGAAGCGGCGGAGCTGCTACTTCACTATGGGGCACACTAGCGGTTGCTGGTAATAGCACATTTAGTAATAATATTACATTGAGCGGTAGTACATCAGCTGCTACTAAATTGTTTACAATTACTAATGGCGCGGCTACACCAGTTACTACATTCAGTGTTGATAGTGCTACAGGTGCGTTAACCGCAGGTCCAGTGGCTACACAGTTTACTATCGATTCAAGTGGTAACGTTGTTGTTCGTGGTAACTTAACTGTTACTGGTACAACCACAACTGTTAATAACTTAACGTTAAACAATACAGAAACAATTACGCAAACACTAGCTGTACAATCTACTACGGATAGCACAGGAACAACTAGCGGTGCTGTGGTTATTAGTGGCGGGGTTGGTATTGCTAAGAAATTGTATGTAGGTGGTAACACAAGTATTACTGGTTCAAGTACATTCACTGTTGGTACAGGTGCTACAACACTTGGTGGTACATTGGGTGTAAGCGGTGATACAAGTATTACAAGCAGTACAGCAACAGCATTTAGTGTTGTTGGTACAAGTACATTTAACAATACTGTGGTAATAACCGGTGGCAGTGGTAAGATATTCAAAATTACAGATGCTACACCAACTACACAGTTTAGTGTTGATAGTACTAACGGTAATACATTTATCAACGGTACAACTACTATTACATCAAGTAGTACATTGAATGTATCTAAAATCGCAGCTAATGCTGGCTCTGCTCCATACACTGGAACATTAACTGGTGTGTGGACTACTGGTGCAAGCAGTAGTTTGAATTTAGCTACAAACAATTCAACATTGTATGTTAAAACTATTAACGCTACTGATAGCGGAACTAATGGTACTGTAACTGGACTATGGACATTTAATAATGCTACAACATTCAATGACAGTATTACATTTAATGGTTCTACTACTACTGGTGCTAAGATGTTTACCATTAAAGATAATGGTTCTCCATCTACTACACGCTTTACCGTAGATAGTTCAAATGGTAATGTTGTAAGTAATGGCACTGGTACATTTACGTCAACTGTAACGGCTAGTCAGTTCATTGGTCCAGTTAAAGGCAACATAATTGCTAGCGATAATACAACATTGTTGGATTATACAAGTAAAACTTTCTACGGTACTGTTAACGTTGGTAATGCAACAACTGGTGTTGTTGGTCCAGCTAACGGTGGTACTGGTCAAACATCACTGTATAACTCAGTATTAGCATTGTTGAATTCGTTGACATATTCTGGTGCAGGTAGTCCACAGGTATTAACAACAACTGGTGCTGGTAGTTATAGCTGGGTAACTCCAACTAACGTTACCGCACCAAGCTATGGAACATTTATTAGTAGTAATAGAGTTACTTACATAGTAGGTACTGGTGGTATTACAACAAGTACTACAGCATTCTCAGGTGCTCCAACTTATGTTCCAGGTAAAAATCAATTACGTGTTTATATTAACGGTGTACGTCAAAGTCTAAGCACTGATTATACTGAAACAAGTGGAGACACTGCAACTACATTTAATTTAACAGCTACATTAGCAACAGGTGATGTGATTCTTGCAGAAGTAGATGGCTACATCAACTATACTGTACAGGCACAGAATACCATATTTGCTCCTATTAGCAGCAACAGTGCTACCAATGTGCAACAGGCTATACAGAATTTGCAAACTAGTTCAATGCCATATACTGGTGGAACATTTACTGGTGATGTCACAATGGGAAGTTCTTCGGCTGTTTACTTAGCCGCAGGTACAACTACTAAACCGCCAATGAGGCTTACCAGTGGCAGTTTAGTTTCAAGTCTACAAGCTGGTGCTATAGAATTTAACGGTGCAAATTTATTCTACACTGACCAAACACCAACTCGCCAAACTATTGCTTCACAAAGTTGGGTAAGTAGTGCAATCAGCAGTAGCACAGCAGGTAGTGTTCCTTGGACAGGAGTAACTAATCATCCAACGACTATATCAGGTTATGGAATTACTGATGCTATTACTACAAGCAACATTGGTAGTCAAAGTGTAAATTATGCGAATAGTGCAGGAAGTGCAGGAAGTGCAAGTAGCGCAACTAATGCGACTAATGCAACTAACGCGACTAATGCAAGATATGTATACGATAACGGAGATTATAGCAGTAGTCCAGGATACAAAGAGGCGTCACACGTTTATGTAGGATTTGCTAGTGTAAGTGGCTATGCTCAAGCATTATATCTAAATAGCGGTTATAGCTGTGCTAGTTTGTATTCAACAGGCGCTATTACAGCTGCTGGTGCTATTACAGCTGGTGGCGATATTACAGCATATAGCTCAGATCGTAGACTAAAAGAAAACTTCCGTCCAATTACCAATGCTGTTGAGAAAATTGTATCGCTAAACGGTGTTATCTATAACTGGAACGCACTGGCTAACGAACTAGCTGGCTATGACAGAACAGTCAATGTAGTTGGTTTGATTGCTCAAGAAGTTGAACTTGTGTTGCCAGAAGCTGTTAAACCAGCTCCATTTGATACAGATGAAAACGGTAACAGCAAGTCAGGCGAAAACTACAAGACTATTCAGTACGAAAAGGTAGTACCATTGTTGGTAGAAGCTATTAAAGAGCAACAGGCCACAATTGAACGTCAACAACAACAGATTGATCTGCTAATAAAACGTTTAGATGGTTTAAAGTAAATACAGTAAGGAATAAAAATGACACAAAAAATACCAAGTTCGACACTTGCTAACCAAACAAGAATAAATGCTGTGTCTGGAGGAGCAGTTAATTCTCCGGCAGCAATTTTATCTGGCTACTGGGGATTAGATCAAACGCTAACTGGCAGTATAAACGGTAATGCTGGCACAGCTACAACATTACAAACCAGTAGAAATATCAATGGTGTGACATTTAATGGTAGTCAGGATATCACAGTTGGGCTCAATACCACAACTACAAATAGTTCAGGAACTTATTATGTTCCCTTTGTACCCAGTAATTCATCTCTAAATCAGCAAGCATCCGTCAATGGGTCATTAAGTTATAATCCAAGTAATGGAACGTTGTCGCTTGGTAGTGGTGCTATCAATGCTAGCAATTTGCCATCCAGTTCCACTATTGGTGCCAATGTTAGTATTGCAGCCAACGCCAGCGTAAGTGGAACTAATACAGGTGATCAAAACCTAAGTGGATACGCATTATTATCAGGTGCAACATTTTCAGGTGCAATTAGTGCCAATAACTTGTCAGGCACTAATACAGGTGATCAAAACCTAAGTGGATACGCATTATTATCAGGTGCAACATTTTCAGGTGCAATTAGTGCCAATAACTTGTCAGGCACTAATACAGGTGATCAAAACCTAAGTGGATATGCTCCATTAGCTAATCCCAACTTTACAGGATCCATAACACTGAGTAATGGCAGTGGGGATGGGTTATACTTAGGAGAAGATTCAACGAACACCTATTGGGGGTTATGGAACAAGAATGTAGACCCTGCTGCACAGCCTGTCAATTATGAAAATGATTATATCATAATCAATAATGGATCGAGTACTTTTATCAATGCAACCCTCGGCGGATCGATCAATTTTGCCATTGGCAATAGTGGAGCGACTGTGACTATAGATCGTCACGGAACACAAATTGGTGGTACTGGTGCCGGGAACATAGTTAAATCTGATCCAAACACATACGCACTTACTACTGCGGTGGACGGTACTGATTACCTTTCACCCACTACAGGTGTGGCTAGTTCAGCATTTAGTTCTAGCCTAGGCGCTACCAGTGGCTATCAAAAACTGCCAGGAGGAATGATAATCCAATGGGGGCAGATAGCTCCAGCCTCTTTGGCTACTGAGCACGATTTTCTTCCTCAATCATTCCCTACAGCATTTCCAAATGCCTGCGTAAGTGTTACTGCCACTATATGGACTCAAAATAATGTAGGATTAACAGACGAATTTGCAGCGGTTTACTCATTTACCGCTAGCGGATTTGATCTGTATGGTGGCTCAACTATATCTGGAACAAGAACATACGGCATCCTGTGGATGGCAATAGGATTTTAAAGGAATAAACAATGACTCAGCAATTAATTAATATTGGTCAAACGGCAAATGATAAAAGCGGTGATCCGTTACGTGTCGCGTTTCAGAAAATTAATACTAATTTTAGCGAAATTTACGCACACGGTCTAGGTGCTGAACCAACTCGATTAGCTGCTGGTACTCATACCTTTACACTTAACTCAGA